TCGAGAATCAGTAGAGGGAATATTCTCCACCAAATAGTTGATAGCTTCCGCAGAAGAATCGCCATTAACGGCAGTCGCAATATGCACAATCTGGCGCGTTATGCTTCTTTCGTGTATCTTTTGCTTCCGATCTGCTTCTATTCCATCTAATAAATGTTTTTCATCTTTAGCAGTAAGTAATCGAAATGTGACTGCCACTTGTGTCTTGGGAAGGGTGGTATTAAATGTACCGTCTGAATTATCTACTACTTCGACAGTGTTAGAAACTTCATCGCCTTTATAAATGACCGCAGTGTTCAAGTCAAAAGAATAGTCTTGGCTTTCTCCGCACATTGGACATGTTACATTAGTATCATACTGATTGCCATAACCAGATACGCGAAGCGCAACAATAATAGCATTTTTATCGCCAATAAGCAATGATGTAGGATCGATGCTCTTGTTCACAATTAGGTTTTCGACCACCCTATCGAGGGCTACACCTTTTTTAAGAAGCGTTCTCGATGTGAGCATATCTTCTTCTTTTGCGGTCATTTGACGAATTTCTATACTATCCTGGCCATGCAACGGATGACCAACGGGGTAAAACTTACCTTCAGAAGGCAATTCTACAAACTCGGTGGGAACGACAAAAGCAAAACCACCACCACTTTCAGAGTGCATTGCGGGTGGAGGGGGGCTTGTATCGTGTTGTTGAACGCCACCGACGCGTTCTTTATTTCGTGACAATATACACCTCTTTTAAATTTATTTAGACATTGAAGAAGTCTGTGGCGCCGTTCCCCGCCACTGCGACGGAACCATTGGCAAATGTCTGGACTCGGGCCCAATCGTATGCAAGAGTGAGAGAAAGCTCTGTCAAATCATCTGTACCATAAGCCAGGTCACCATACTTAACTTCCGTTATGAAAGAGTTCCAAAGTGTCCATTTTTCTAATTCTGCACCATTTGAATCGATTTGTGTAATTATAACTGTTCCGAGGGCCCCCGCCGCTTTCGCTTTAGAAATAGTACCCATTTGATCGCTCGTAGGATCAGTGGGGGGAGAATAACCCGATTGAACAAGAATATCAGATAGCGTAGCTGACATGTCGGGATCAACTGGATCAACCAAAGTTATACCTATATCTTGCCATGTTACTTTTCCCGGATACTTAAACACATGATTTAAATAATTGTGTTCGGTAGAGGCCACCTGAAAGCTAGGCTTTGCCGCTGTCTTGGCATACCACAAAGTGGCGCCACCAATGGGGGCTGCAATGCCCTGAAACTCCACATAAAACCTAAATTGTCTCTTGGGATCTTTTAAAGTGGTATCTTCACCGAAATTTGTTGACCAGAATGGCATGTTTGAGAACTCCTATATCTATTTTTAAATAGTGGGGTGGGGGAAAAACCCCCACAACTTTAATCTTCGAACGAAGCCCCCGTAGACATGATAACAAAGTCGATAGCAATGTATTCAATGGCTCTGGCGGGCTTAATCATAATCTTTGCGTACATAATGTTCTGATCGATAAGATCTGGAGTAGTGGTACTCTCGTCAAGAATGAGACGATAGTCGGTGATTCCAAATCGAATTTTCACGTTAGCAAGGAAGGGTTCAACGAGAGCGATGAAACGATTCCAAGTTGCCTGAACATTTTGTTCAAAGAGAATTTGTGTAGAAAGAATCGAAATTTGCTTCTTTAAGTAAATAACAAGTCTTCTGACATTAATTCTATCAAGAGCGGATTGGCGCTCTTGGAGTGTCTTCTGACCGAAAACAACTATTCCGTTGGAGGGGAAAGAGGCGATGGGATTAATACGACTCTCATACAGAGTGTCTCTCTCTTTAGAAGTCAGACGCTGTGTAACTCCGCTAACAGGAATTCCGGCGGCGCCCTGAGTTAAGCCGCCGCGGTTAAACCCAGCGGGAGCGAACCAGATTTCTGAAGCGGCTTCTGAACTCGCCAAAACCCCCATCATCGCAACACTGGGTGGAATCCAGAGAAGGGCGCCCGTATTTTCGTCGCGGGTTTGGACCCATGGGTAAAATGTAGCTCCATAGCTCGAATCAATCATGCGATCTCGAAGAGCCGTGGCGGCTGTAGTTGGGGTGGTGCCAATTCTATCCACCTTAGAAGACTTATAGACTTCGTGTGCTGGGATGTATACATTCGCAAGATCAATGAGCGCCAAGGAATCCGCGCGGTCTTCACAAACATTAATCATATGACCGGTAAGAGTGTCTTGGGTCAACCCTGGGGTGGTTAAGAGGTTCATGTTAACAGACTCTGGATCGGCCACTGTGTCAATGGCGCGCTTGTAGGTGTAAAATGCATAACTCGTTTCATTGGTCGCCCCTGCCGCAATTCCATCATTATAAAGGGGATCGGGCTTCTTGATGTCGAATCCGTCAAAACCACCGAAGAAAGGAGCAGTAAACTTATTGACCCCCGCATTTAGTAAATCAGTATAGGAAGCTGAGGTGTATGCTGTTTCGGCGACTCGGGACCCAGATTCATAATAATACGCATTCCCCACACTTGGACTTTTAATAATATTATCAAGGGAGAATACATATGCATAGTCCTCTACCCCGGCGACAGTATAGGGCGCCGTCGCATTAGTGCCACCGCCCCCCCCATAGCCGCTATAAAGAAGGGTATGAAAATCGGGGATACTTCTATCATAGGTCGTGCTGGTGGAAGTCCGCGTAGTTTGCATCCCAAAATAAGCTTTTGTGGGGTCGCTGAACCCCCCATCAGATGCTGAATGACGCAGTCTAACAGATGGAAACAGAAAGGAACCCGATAAATCGCCATATAAGCTAGCTCCCTCGCCTGTATTAGAGCCAATGCCTCCGCTAAGGAAGGCTGCGTTACCGAGGCCGCTGGAGCCGGCTCCGGGTACATGATCCACGATCCCTAGGGCGCCCGTTAAGAAAGTGACTTTACCTAGGATAGAGCCATCTCCCGGGGTAGCCCCAAAAGCGGGGTCCTGGCCAGGGGCAGTGGCGCAAGAGCCAGTGGTCGCCACATCATAAATACTTCTAAAGCGCGGCGGCGAAAAATACCCAAAAGGCAACAATGTGGCATCGGTCGCACCTGCATCTACATCGTTGTTCATTTCTACATAAACAAACTTAGATTGGTTGTCGTAATCTCCATATTCTTTCAGGCGTCGCTCGACGGTATCCCACTGAGTATACTTGTCGCCAATTTTGCGAGCAATATAATCGGGGGACGTTGGATCTAAAGTGAGTTGGTCATAACGCTCTATAACCTGAACTGCACTATCGGTATCACTCAAACTACGAATGATAACTGAGAAAGTTCCATAATCCGTCGTAGTGGTTGTAGATTGGCGAATATTAGCGATTGAAACTTTAGCATTTCGTTGCAGCCACTCGCCATGGCCGCGGCCCACTAGGCGAAATAAGCGTTGTTTATTAAAAGGAACATAATCTGCGGGGGGCCCAAGATCCTGACTCATGAACCAGCCTGCCTTAGCTTCCACGGAAGCTTGGTTCTTCATGTAGGCGGGACCAGCAGCAAACGCGCTTGTGCTGCCACTTTGAATGGCCAGCATAATGCCCAACGCGTTTCCCTCGAGGCTTGCATCTCGGACTTCTTGCTCATAAGATTGACCGAGCCAATATGACTTCGCAGAGCCGGGTGCATAAAAATAGGCGCCGCTTACCAGTTGAGGGTTAGTATTAAACTTCTTGCGAATAAAGTTCTCGCTCGTGTCATCAAATCCAAATCTAATGTTTTCAATACCCGCCTGGGCACCACTAACAACTACAGTAAAAAGATTATTGCCATCATTGCCAATCACACAACCAGTAGAGGCGGTAACCGCAGTGGGGGAGGCGTAGACAGGACCAGTCCGGGCGTGGCCACCATAAATAGAACCACTTAAAGTAATGGTGCCATCTTCCACATAAAAGATAGCTCCCAAGCTTCCGGTACCTAATACACCATCAGTTAATGTGTCGGAGCCCGAGGGGAATAGCCACAATGCATATGCGCCCCCGTTAGTCTCTGGATTTTCTGTAATTTGGCGTCGAGTAGTCTGCCATCCCGCCATGGAGTCCATCGCACCATCGTTGCTAGCATCTTGCTGACCAAGCAATCTAATATATGTAAGAGGCGCTACTCCAGAGTTCAAAAAAGCTTTAGCGGCATAGGTTCCATACATGGGAGATTGATAGTTGCCGGCTCGAGAGATATCGCCTCCTCCAAAGCCAGGAACTGTGTCCCCAAACATTTCAACAAAATCTGAGTATGCTTCTACTTTTACAGGCTGCATTGCTAAACCGCGACTTGAGCGGCCTATCACAACAGGACCTATTGCGTCGGGGGTTCTTGGAATAAAGGAGTTGTCTATTTCGTTAATAAACACTCCAGGAGATACAAATTTAAAACTTTTAACTGACATTACGAAGCTCCTCTGGTCAAAATAGGGGTAAATGATGGCGTAATCATTAATTAAGTAGTATTTTTAATCTCAAAAGTAGGTCCTGAACTAAAGAAAAAAGTCGCTCTCTCCTTCCGGAACTGCTCCTTCATTAGGAAAAGTTACCTCCACAATGTTCTCGTGAATCCTAACAATCGGTCGATCATCGTTATCGCCCTCGCCGATAAGATACCCCAAAACCCGGATAGTAATCTCTGAGGTGTACATTCTCATTTCTTCTGCCAAATTATTAATGTTGTTGGATTGCACAAAGCCTTGATCAATAAAAGCCTCATATAAGTGGCCATTCCTGGTCATGGTAAATGCATTAATTTGGCCGGTCCTCCCCATAAATGGGGCTGTTATTTCATTCATTTGTTGTTGATACTCTGATTTTACTATAATCTTATAATCTACATTGATATACACAGGAATTGGAATAGAAAGGCTCCGAATAACCACCTTCTTGTTGACTCTCGGATAATGAAGCTGTTGGCGCCCCCCCGTATCTAAGTCGCGCGTGGCGGGCACCACCGCAAAATTACGCGTCTTATCCTGAACTATTTGTTTGGCAATGACAATCCGTCCGGACCTTCCATTATTGTCTTCTGAATACAAATGAGCTTGAAAGGATCCTTTTCGGGTGGGATCTTTAACAATGCCTGTACGCTCAATGCTGATTAGCGGGAGCTTAAGAGCCCCAGCATCATCTCGTAACTCCTTTTTATTTTTGATTTGAAATGATCTTTCAGGAGTTTGCCATAATACAGGAACGCGAACAAAACCTTCGTTCGTATTGGCGCGCAAATCTAAATCCTCCTTTAGCCACGAAGTAATAGCGTAATCAATATTTTCAATAGTGGAAGCTAGCATTCCCACCTCTTTCAAGGTGATCTCGGGGGTCGTATCGGGCAGCATGGCAAAATCAAAATTCTCAGGTAGCATTGAATAGTCCTCTCCTTGCTCGTTTACACATGGCCGATATTTCAAACATGTGGTTAACTTGTCCAAACAACTGTTTGTTTTCTACAAGCTTTACGATTTCATAATATGTAGCCCCATATAAGACAAAATCTCCTTCTCTTACATCCATGTTTTGATCTTCCTCTAAGCGCCGGCGGTGAAAGTGCACATTGATCTCCCATATTTTGTCAACCCCCACATTTTCCATATATGTTGTTTCAAAAGCGGTAAATTCAACTAATGCGAAGACTCGTACGGGGGGCAAAAATGTTTTTTTAATGGCTTCCCCGTATAATTCATGAAAGTTGGTACGCTCTAAATCTACAGGGTAATAAAGAATCTGCTGGCCAATTACCTTCTCAATGAGTTCGTCATTTACCTGTTTTACTAAATCGCGCTCTTTCTTACCCAGAAAAAGAGGGGGAGGCGGTGCCTTTGGTGTGTTCCATTCATCTGACATTATTTATTACCCCACAAAAATTGGTACCGGTGAATTCTTTAATACCTCCACAGCAGCGTTCGCCTTCTCGCCATCAAGCTTAACGAGTTCAGTGTATTCCATCTCTTTTAATAGCTCGCGTAACTTATCTTTCAAAGCAGTTTGTTCTTCTTTTGCTTGTGATAACAATTCGGCATGATTAAGGGTAACGCTTTCGCCCGGGATGGGCAATGTGGCAAATTTCCCTCTGATTTGTCCGAGCATTTCTTTACACAAAGCTAAACAATACTTGCGTATCCATTGTTTACCAATAGAATTAATGTTACGATAGGGAATATTACCAAATGGAATAGTATTTGCATTATTCACCCCATTAACCCCGCTACGATAACCTGCGTCTTCATCCCAGGCATCAGAATCCACATAGAATCTTACCCAAATTCTATCAAGCGCCCCAAAATCCCAATAACTTGGATCGGGGTAAAGGCGCAACTTATTGTTGATTAACTCGTAAGAATAATGGGAGGTGCGCGTGTATAATGAATCCTCATACATAATAGCTTGTAATTTATTTTGCCAAGTGGGAATTAATTCAAAAGTGGCGTCATCTGCATATTGACCATAAGTCGAATAATTCCCTACCACACCAACACCCCCGTAATAACCATAAAAACGCCACATCGCGCGTGGGGACTTGTAAAACACCTGTGTGATCGTCACATGGGCTGATCCGGATCCGGCGGCGCCCAATGCATTGGCAAAAGAAACAGCTTGGCCATTGTCATTAACTCCTGTAGCAGCCGATGAGGAAATAATACTCTGCAAATCATAATCTTGTACCCCAGGGGTAGGAGTAAAAGAAGCAGAATATTGAGGAACAGTTCCGCCTAAACCACCCACCGATATCATATTTTCGCCAATATTGCGGGCGTATTCAAACTTAAAACGAGGATATTTGAGAGCTACGCTATCACCAGCCAAGCTCGATGAGAGAGGGCCGGCCTCCATTTCTCCCCGATGATCAAAAGTGCCGGTAGTATTGCCTAACACATCAGACAATACATTCTTACTCTGATGAAGGTTAATAATATAAGAATATTCTAAAACGGCTTCTTCATAGGCTGCATAAACATTTGCCGGTGTCAATTCAATGTCAACGACATCGCCACCAAGCTTCTTGTAAACATATGCAACTTGAGTGGCCGCTCCGCTTAAAAACTCCACCGAACCCGTGTACATTCCAAAGGGAACTGCTACAGCCACTTGCGTAACTGAACCTGTTTGAGTTAAAATAACGGTGCTAGTCTGTGACCGTGGCTGTAAGCTGGTTGGCATGTGTGCATTTCTCCCTCTTTAATTAGTAAGTCCCCATACAAAACCCCGAGGTCGAAGGCGTTCTTTTCTAAAGAGAGAAATTTTATACACTTCTGCTTTTAGTTTGCCTCTTTTTTGTCTTGCGGGTGCGCTTGGGTTTAACAATGGGAGGAGGCACCTCTACTTCTGGCGTAGCCTGCAAAACCGTAGATAGAGCGGCTTCTACACTTTCTTCATGAGTAATGAGGGGCGTGGATGCGGCGACCTCTATCACTTCAGGCTCTACATCTGTTGAATTATTTATAAGCTGCATCCGCGGATGGTTAGCGTGCTTGGCACTAAACTTTCTTTTGGCAGACTTAAGTCTTCTTTTCTTTCCCATGGGAATTCTCCTTTATAATATAGTAAATAGTATTATTCTCGCGAAACCGAAAATCTCAAAAAATTGGAGACGAAAAAAATTGAGCAGATCGTGGTTTTAAAAGAAAAACCCCCTCCGAAGAGGGGGAGAAATATAAAGATATATTTTAGTTAATCCGTGTGGATATTATTTAAGCAAGTCTATAACAAACATATGCTGCTGAACCAGATGCTACACCTGTAAATCTAATTCTAAACATGCCACTCCCAGCACTCCGAATGCCAGCAACTAACTGACTGTCTACAACCATAAGCCCGACGGCCGTTCCGCCGGTGCCCATTGCAAGTGTAATTTTTTCATCTACAGTGGTAGTAGCGTCATTAACAACTGCAAAGTCAATGCAATCGCCGATGGCCACACCAGGCACACCAGCAACTGCGAGCGCAGCCGTTGGAAGTGTCCAAGTAGCGTTTCCTTCGGGATCATCAGACAGAATGCCTGTTAGTAATTGTGCTATAGTGATAGTTTGTGTGCTCGCTCCTGGGGCCGCGGCCGCAGAAAATTTCTGAGCCAAACGATCAACCCTCAAGTTTGTCATCGTGAGTCCAGTCGTGGTCAACTCTCTCTTTAAATTCTGAATCAGTGCTTGGGTTCTCGCCAAGCCTACTCTTTTAGTTCCCATTTTTATAACCCTCCATTTATAATCATGTCATTTAACATGGGATGAATCTTTTGATTCACTTATAAGTAGTCCAGAGAAACGAAAGCCCCCTTCCGAAGAAGGAGGCTTTACATTTATTTTGCTATGCTAGTTTTTAACTAGTAGCGCCTGCCTCACCCAAGAGACCACGCACAATGACAAGACCGTACATATCGGGTCGAACCATCTTCTTGGCGTAACGAGTCATCACACCCTTGCGTGGCACGAAGTCCTCTGGACCAAAGATCGTGGGAGTGGTCTGTAGTGGCACATAAGGTGCATATACATAACCGCTTTCAAGGAATGAACCTCCACGGCGACCAACGAGTACCAGGGTACGTGGGAAGTAAGGATCGACATAAACATCGAACTTCTTAGTCAGCGAACCAACCTTCACAGCACCAATGGAGCCAGTCTCGTCATCAGCGGTAACGCTCGCGCGGAAACCAGCAGTGAACTCAAGGATGTTGGCAATCTCGGGGCTCGTGACCACGAAGTTTGCTCCACCACGGAGAGTCTTACGATGAATCTGTGCAGACACATCGTTGATGGTTTCAGCTAGAGTCTCATACCACTCAGAGACCGTACCGGTGAAGTCCGGAGCAGCCGAAGATGCACCGATTTCTTGACCAGTTGTGCGGTTCACGAAGAGACCGGGTGCACGAGACCAGTAATAAGTACCGGCAGTAGCGCCCTGGACGAGATCTTCAAGAATCTCACGATCAATCTCAAGAGCAATCTGCTCGGAGAGAATGCTGGTAAGCTCGACTTCGGCGTCAAGGTTGTGATAGGCATTTAGATCCTGTCCCAACTCTGGCGTCCACTTAGCCTTGAGCTTCTTGGTCATAGCGGTCACAGCCACTGAATCAACCTTAATGTCGATTTCTGGGATGAGAGCGTTGTTTTCCAATCCCCACTCCGTAGTACCAATGATGGAACCAAGAGCAGTAGCGTTTTGGAAGTTATCATCGATGGGGAAGTTGAGCGTCCAGTTGCAAGCCGCTCCGGTGACCGCTCCTAGGAGTCCCTCGGTAGAGCCCGCGGCTGCCGAACCGGCACCGTGCATCAGTACACTACCGCTAGCCTGGGTAAAGACCATCGTAAACTTGTACGCGGCGTTGCTCGGATCTTGTGTAGCAGAACCAGAAGCCACGTCTGTTACGCGTCGCACTAAGATGGCAGAACCTGTACCTGGTGTAAGAGCAGCTGCTTGGGAATCAGCCTGACATGCAACCAAGTTCTGAATATCTAGCTGTCCAAGGCCTGCGGCGCCTGTGGTTTCAAACACAGCAACCAGCGAACCAGACAAGTCGGGATCGTAACGGCACAAACTATCTAAGGTAGTCTGCACTTGAACAGTCTGCGGACATGGAAGTTGGCCGGCGACCTGGCCCACACAACCCGTAGCAATCAGAACCCAACCCTGAGTGGCTTGGCTGGTTACTAGAGCATTCGTGGAACCAGTTGGTGAAGAATAACCGTTGTTCAAGGCGTAAGGCCCCGCTTCGGCATTCGTACCAGTAAGATCGACACCACCTGTCAACTGGGAGCCAATCACACCACCACCGTAAAGGGATTCCTCGGTTGCGCCATAGCCCAAACGGGGAAGACCTGGTCCATTAGTGGATGTGGTGAAATCCAGGAAGAAGATGAGACCACTGGGTAGACTCATCGGCTGAACGCTAACGAGATCGTTTGCGATCAGACCCGCGAAGACGCGACGGACGATGGGGAATGCGACGGCTGCGAAACCTTCGACATCTCCACCAGCCATTGTGCTGGCCTCACGGAGAAGCTCTTTAGCTTGATTCTCAAGCAAACGAGCCATAGCTTGTCGAGAGCGATCTGCACCGATACCTTCCAAAAGACCGGTGCGCTCCCACTTAGTTAGTAATGCGTTACCTTCGGCACGCATATCACGATTGACGATACCTTCCGTCAACCTTTCTACGATACTAGACATTTTTTAATACCTCCTATAATGTATTTATTTTATTCCTGCTAGTTTTTTCA